AATGTTTAACTAACTGATCACCACCAAACTGAAGAGCACGTTGCGCACCGAGTACACGCTTCTCTTTATAAGCATTAGAAGCAATGGCCATTTCGTTAGCTAGCTCTGTAGTCATTTTATCCTTATAGTAGTCTTTATGCATAGCCATAACACGATCGACAGATTCATCCCAACTCTCATAACGGTTTTCATCATCAATGTATCGGGAATAAGATTCGTAAAATTTAGTTTGAGACAAAAAGTCTCTCATGTCTAGACTATTGGTCATAGAACACACCTCTTGCGTTTGAATTTTTGGAATTAGGTATTATATATCAGATCACGAATTTTGTAAACAGTTACTTGAGTTTTTCGACTGCTCGCGATCCAAACCAGAACGAAATAATAGCGGCAAAGATAGACTGCGACTGTGGGTCCCAGATAACATCAGAGATATCGGACAAATTCAGTCCTGCTTTCATCGCTTCCATTACTAGTACGGTTTTATAGAATAAGAAAAAGCCAAAGAAACAGTACGTAATAATAGGACGTACACCCTTCTTCAATCCTGCAAAGAATCCAGTCTCTTTGGAGATTGCAATGTCATGCTCGATCAAGCGCTTATGCTCTTCATGATCAGCCATGTCTTTCAGGTAGTCGTGCTCAGCTGACTGCATCTGCATTTTAATTTCTGCAGAAGCTTTCATCTTAGCTAATTCGTGCTTCTGTTCCTGAGCTTTATTAATCGTCTCAAGAATCTTAGGAGCGAACGACGTACCAAATCCTAGAACGGATCCAAGTAGTGCGAACATTTAATATTCCTTTTTACGCCTCACGAAAGCTTTGAACTTCATGGGTGTAGGAATAGTCGCAATGTTCGCAGTCGTGGTACCTATTGTTTCATTTTTTTGCTTTGTTATCTTTTTCATTTTATTAATATATTCTCTATAAACACCCGCAGCGCTTTTTTTGCCCATGACCCGTGCTCTTTGTTCCATCGCTATAGCAGCTTGAATTTTATGAGCATGACTTCTACCAGAGTTTTCGATTTTCTTAATTGAGGCCTCGGCATCATCGACAGTGGCAAACTTTAAACCGTGAATAGTGCCCTTGGGATTTTCGTCTGTATACAAATCCGAATGTTTATCAGAGCCAGCTGGTTGTCCTTTTTTGCGAGGAATGCGCTTGTTTTTGGGTTCAATCTCTTTTAAGATTCTCTTCTTGTCGAGTGGATTAACCTTCATCTCGGTGAGAACTTTCTCGACATCGACGTCATAGTGTTCTCTTAACAGAGCCAGTGCAGCAATATACGAAGCAACTCTGGTTTTACCGCCAGGTACGGTTTCAATCAATCTCTTCAGATTAAACACGAGTCTATGGAACAAGTTAAACGCAGCCCGTTCCTCGGCTGTTTCAATCTTCTTTTCTTTCAGCCTTTTACCGGTTTCATCAATGATCCCAAGCTTAAAGGCCTCGGTCTTCCTAAAAGGGGTGACCAAGAGTTTTAAGAATCTGTACGTATAGATGGTATCTGCAACAAATGAGACGGCCATTATATATTCCTTAAAACTCCTACTACTTTAGGATCCATGTCGATCCCATTTTAATTTTACCAGGAAGGGTTTGATTACTGACCAATATTTATATTCCAATTTTAAAGCCATGAGCTTGATTCCAATTGGAATAGTGAACACGTTACAAAAAACAATAATGTGATTCATCAGTAGTCTATCAGGCAAATCACCAGTGTCATGGTACCGATTGATGAGTCTCTTGATATACTTGATTCTATTCAAGTCTTCGTAAAACTCGTCAGTACTAGAGCACTGGTGATTGATATAATGTTTAGCCGCGACGATGATGTAGTTTTCTTCAGTGACGTCGACGTGTTCACTTAAAATTTTCATAGTTTAGATCTGAGATTCAAGATCCTCAATCATTTCAGCTTTAGTCATGGAAGTATCTAATTCAATTCCATGGGCATCCAGTGCGTGTTCAACCAGCTGTGCTTTAGTCAAAGACCAGTGATCTACATCTGGATTGGCTTCAGTCAGCATCTCAGCTTCTGGCTCAGGGTCTGCTTCAATGATTGGTTCTGGAGCCGGAGTAGGCGCAGGCTTATTCATCTGTGCCAGTTTCCATTCCTTGATGTCAACCGGACTCAGACTGCGAGCTGCGAGAAGTTCACCAGTGATAGGATCAACCCACCCTTTGTTTGTGGGTACAGCGGTTTTTGCAAAAGAAGGAGGCTTAATCATACTCTTAATCCTTTAATTATTCGTTTTCATTTGTTGTAAGGCTTTGGTGATACCGTCGATGATCTCAGCCTTGAGAGGATTTACAAAAGAAGTGTCACCCTTGTTAGCGATAGGATGATTGTGCTTCAGCGCTTCTTCAGCACCTTCCTTGTTCTTTCTGTAGATTTCTTCGGCATCAAGAGCAATCTCTTGCTTATGCGTATTCAAGTGATCCTGCTCGTTTGGAGAAGCTTTACCAGGACGTGGCACCTGCTTGTTGAAGGTATCAGAGGTGGCATCATCTGGGCCGTGCTGTGCGGTTCCAGCTCCTTCGTTGACAGATTCAGTAAAGTGCGAATGAGCTACTGGAGTCTTCTTCCTTGTTTGAGAACTGGAAAGGTGTACTGTATCACCTTTACGATGCGCGGTTACCTTAGTACCCGTCTCATCCTTAAAGCTTGTCTTCTGATTGTCACCGAGCTTTTTGATTGCGGCCTGATGCTCAGGGTGAAGCGGATAGGAGTGCGATGTGCCGTGATTTACCGTCATCATCCGGCCGAACTTATAATTTTTCTTCTGTACAGTTACAGCTTCGTTCATCAGATCATCGTGATTTTTCATTGCGTAATTGTTTGCATCTTCTTCGTCTTTGAACTTGGCAACGACCTTACCAGACTTGTTATAAACGCAGTACATCTTCATCTCGTCGTTGTACTTCACGTGATCCTTTGGATCCATCTCCGTATGAGCAGCATCTTGTAAGTCTTTTTTAAGTTGTTTAGCTTGTCCAGCGTGGGCTTTACTAGCACCTTTTAGTGCTTTGACAACTGCTTTAACTGTATCAGTGTCTTTTGCATCCAACGCTTCTTCTACTGGTTCCGCGCACTCGCATTCTGCGTTTTCCCCACACTCACAAGATTGCTCTTCGATCTCTTTTGCGGCATCGATCTGTCTAGCGGTTGTGCTTTTCATGGTGACCTTATAGGTCTTATCACCAAACTTAAAAGAGTCTTTGCCTGCCTTTTTAGCAGCAGCTGCGGCTCCCATGAAGTCAGATACGTCCTCGTCTGCGATTCCTTCTGGCACCCAGGCTTCACGTTTAACCTTTTTGGCGCCATACATTTCCATCATGGCTGTTCTGATTGACATTTGTTATTCCTTACTTGTTAAACAGGTAGGTGATTAAGGTGCCGAAACCACCCACCACGCCTGTGATAATTATCCAACTGATTCTATTTATAATATTTACGGTTATCTGGTTCTTTTGAACCACTTTTTCCATATCACCTACTTTATCATATAGTTCGTAAATATCTTTTCTTAGGATCTTATGATCTTCTTCTTGATTAATCAGTTTCTCTTCAACTCTTGCCATTTGCACGAGAACTTCAGAGAGCTTATCAATTTTTGATTCAATGCGATCCATGCGCTCTTCGTTAGTTGCCATTAGTTGTCTACCTTTGCTCCTGCTCTCCATTGGAAACATGACCAGTACCGAGCCTTCCACTTAGGACCCGGGTTATCACAGTTATGTCTAGCACGGAAACTCTTACGGCGAGCTGGATCATCTCTCTTAATTTCCATGTTCGGATCGCCGAATCCAAGTTTAATTACGTTACCTTTTTCATTCTTAACGTAGACATAGAATTTTTTCTTCCCGTCGTTGGAACGGAAAGGATCGTTGAGCTTTACCTTACGGCCTTGATACTCGGCCTGCTCAACAAGCGGTGGCTCGTCTATGTAGCAACCGAAAGACTTCATCCCGCAGGCCTTCTCGCTGGTTTATTCATTCTACCTAAAGCTTTGCCCAATTTACCTGCTGCTTGCACGACAGAAGATCTTCTCTTCATCGCTCGCTGACGCTTACGATCGTCAATTTCTTTCTGAGCTTGCTCTCTTTCTCTTTTTCTCTCTTCGCGTTCACGACGAGCTTTAGCTACCTTGACAGGATCAAATCTATCTTTAACTTTCTTTGCGGCAAGCGCTGCACCACCGATAGCAGCAATAGCACCTACGCGATCTCCCGCTGCCATAGCTTCATCTACTTTTTTTTCGTCATCATCATCTTCTTCGTCTTCGCTTGCCATGTAGTTGTAAGCAGAAGTCATATAGTCAGAGGCTTTGGTGATTTTGGACTGCACCCATTCTGGCATGTTCTCTTCGTCGTCCAAAATATCCATCATATCTTCAGCGTTACGAACGATGGTCTTGAGCTGAGTCTTAGCCATTTCGCCTTCGTTATCATACTCGTTAGGGTCTTTAGCTTCATTCATGCGCTTGAGGTATGCAGCAACAGATGGATGCTTGGATAATCCCTTAGCGATTCTTTCGATCTTGCGTACAGCGTCGCTGTAGTTTCCTTGCTTGTAGCGAGGATCAGCAGCGATACCCATTGCCATCTTTACCTCTTTTCCACTGAAGGCTTCTTCTACAGACTCTTTTCCTGTAAAAGTTCTCACCAGCTTTTTCTTGTTTCTACTGGATTTAAATTTCTTAGTAGCGTAGCGACCGAACTTCACTGCCTGATCGAATTTTTTATCGCCGGTTTTCTTATCGCCTGCAGTATCAGCGTCTTTAGACTGACCCATTGCCTTTTGATAAGACTTCATAGCTGTCTTATAAGAAACTTCATCTACTTTATCAGGTAGGCCTTTATGCTTTGTCTTAGCAAAGTCTTCTAACTCTTTCTCAGACATACCTTTTGCCAGGTCTTTTACAGTGTCGGATACCTTATCACCAGACACCTCACCCCGCTTATAGGCTAAAGCAAGACCCATGAGTTTCTGTTGCTGTTTGGATACTGCTTTCTCTTGTAATTCTTTAAACTTCATTATCGGCTCCCGAACTCGTGACCTGCTACACGTTTCATTTGTTTTGTAAACTCCTTGTAAGAAGGCTTGTTCTTATAGAGCTTGATAGAGATCTCAGGGCGGTCTTTACCTTTGATTCTCCAGTTTAAACCTTTTTCTTTATGCTCAGGCTTGGTGGTCTTGACAACCCTGCGCTTATAACCCGCTGGCCATGGCTCAGGCTTTCCGCCTGGACCCTCATCCATTTGGCCCGGAGTCTTCTTCTTTGTATGCTTGGTGTATTTCTTAGTACCAATTTCATAGTACTCTTTGAACCGTTGCATTATCCACGCACCTTCGCTGCTAGATCTTTATCAGCTTTACCCCATGTGCCAGAAGACTTGGTGATGAAAGAGTTAACTCTAGCCATTCCCCATTGTTGAGGAGTCGTTCCAGGTCTGTGACCCGTACGCCAAGCTGCCATGCCTCGGTTGTATACTTTTCTCAAGATTCCCAAAGGCATGCCGCTCTTCTCTGCTTTCTTTTTCAGTCCGGCAGTCGCATCTTCGGAAATGTATTCTTTGAACTTCATTTGTCTTCTCCAAACATCTGTCTGAATTTCAGAGTGTGCTTTGATAGTTTCGTCTTAGCTTTTGCATCCCCAGGAGCCGGCTTGTATGCAGCTGGATTGTCATCGCTCATCTTAGCCTGCTTCTTGAACTGTGCGTCTCTTTTTTTCTTAGTAGTTTTGGAGAGACCTTTGTGATATGCGGCTGGTTGAGATCCTTTGCGATCTTTGATATCTGGATCCTGACGCGCCTCTTCCACGGCATCCAACCATGTGCGCTTTCTCTTGCCGTCAAACTCTACGATCAAATAGTTTGATCCGCAATGGGCAACTACTCCCATCTCGCCGGATTCCTTCAGGCGAACCGTAGTGCCAACAGTGAATAGTTCGCCGCTAACGTAGCTCTCACGTGTTTCGGAAACTGGCGCCAGCATAACATGTTGAGCAAACGATTTATTTTCATTGAGATTCATTCCTTTTCGAACTGCGTTAAACAGATCTTTTGCCAAGGAGTCATTTGCACCTTTAGGAAGACCCATGGAGAATTTGCGGAAATCATTGTTCTTGGCATTGTCACGCTGCTTCGAAGCGGACATTCCCGATACGTCATCCGAATCAGGGTCACGATCACCGGCGGATACGACCTTAATCGTTTCGAAATCGTATTTACCGTGACGTGCGTCAATGCCGTTATACTTCTTGAGTAGTGAATCAAACTCTTTGATTCTATCGGAGCCAACAACCATCACCAGGTTCTTGTATCCTTTCTTACTCATGTGTACCGCTGCCATGAGAACGTTTTTGATATTCTTATCCAGCATAATGTTCCTAGCATGCTTGGGGAACATCTTACGCATGAACTTCACTTTGGTTTGATAATCCAAAGGATTCTTTTTGGGATCGGAAGACTGAGATGCAAAGATGAAATAGTCTTTGCCTCTCGCTGTAGATGCAAGCTTATCCAGTAACTTCTCATGACCAGTCGTCGGTGGGTTAAACCGGCCAAAAACCAGGTAACCTACGGATGACTGTTCTTCTAGATATCGCTTAAATCCATTAATCATAATTTATCCACGCCTTCTTTGCACGTCTAATTTACGCTTACTAGGTAACAATCTCTTTGAGATAAATCCTGTAACGTTTTTGGCTCTGTCTAATCTTTTCTCAACTCGTGCTTTTTGAGAAATGGACATGTCTTTTTTAGTTCTACCGCCATAGTATCTTCTGGTCAAGATATCTCTTGCAGTTCTTCTGCCACGTCTTTTCAACCTATCAAGAGTGGCTGGTCGTCTTAATGCGATTTTTCTCTGTCTTTGCAGACGCTGTTTGCGCCTACGCATTTCAATAGACTTTTTACGTCTAGCTTGAAAAGTTAGTACTTCAGAAACGGGTAAAGACTCCCCCTCACTAGGAGAGGAAGTCTCAGCTACAACGGAGAGGAAGTCTTTAAACCCGATCATTTTAGAACTTGAAGCCTATGCCAACTTTAAGGCCATCAGCAGTAGTGGTCCAGTCATTAACGGTAGCATCGTCGCCGTCGTCAACAACGTCTACAGACCAACCGTAGCTAACAGATACGGAAGCTTTGTCGTTCAATGCATGCGAGTAACCTACACCGTAAGAAGCTCCGCCCCAAGCAACAGCGATTTCGCCATCAGAAGCCAGGTCCATAGAACCGCCTACCCAAGCATACTCACCGCCAATAATCCCAGGAGTTACTTTAAGTGTTGGATTAAGGGTTACGTCACCCCATGTATTGCCGTCACCACGACCAATCAGGTCACCGCCAGATGCACCCCAAGCATAGTCGATGCTAGTGTCAAGGGAAGCAAAGCCCAGGTCCATACCAGTGCCGAGACCAATCGAATAGTCATCGGCGTCGTTGTCACCGCGGTCTTTGAGAGTGAAACCTGCATCTACACCAAAGCCAGCAATTCCTAACTCTGCCCCAACTGTCCAATCAGCGTTACCTTCTAAGTCGGTTTTTACGCCAATAGTTGCGTTGGATGCAAGAGCAGATCCATTATCAGTAGCATCTTGTGCAATTGCAGGGGTAGCTACAGCGAGAGCTACAATTGCGGAAATAAGATATTTCATATCGTTCCTCTTTATTTACTCCAACCCTTGAGAATCGTTGGGTCAAAGTTGTTAGTTGAAAATTCATAACGATTCACCAGCTTAACAGCATTACCAGCCAGCTTGTCAATTGCGACGTAACCTTCAGGCTCAGTTGACCTAAACCCTTTGGTTGTTTTTAAGAACGTTTTAATGTTCTTAATACTGTTCAGTTTATTTATAAGAGTAAGTTTTGCAGCCACGATAGACTTTTGTAGGTCAAACATGGCTTTCAGGCCTTTTCTGTTCTCAGGAGAGAAGAATTTCATGATCTCTTTCTGTTTGTCTTTCTT